TGCCGATAACCATTCTCAAGTAAATATGGAATACTGTATCGCCCCTTTGTATTTGTAATATTGTCGCCAATATCATCAATTAAAATAATACCATTTTCGCTCATGATGTCTTTTTCCACGATTTGCTTCGCATCATTCAAATGTTGGATACACGCTTCTTCTCCACTCTCCATATGGTCCATGTAAAGAAAATCAATGGTCGCGTGGCCAGCGCCAGTGTGTGCGAAGTCTTTCAGAAAATCCGAGGAATACCCTTGCACAATATGGACATTCTTGTTATGTCCGCACATGGTCATTACAATCTGAATCGCGTTCTCATTTGGGTCGACGGTATATAGATTATAATTGCGACCATCCAGGTTATCAGAAAACACCTTTGTGAATATTCCGGCGCCCCAATCCCAGCAGTTCGGTTCATCCGGTCGCCAGTATTGTATATCGGTTTTCATACAGCCGGGACTGTCGCCTGAAACAAAACTGCGACTTGTACCCAATTCAACGATATTGTACGGTGTCTCAGAAGCGTGACCATGCATACGTTCCAATATAAGTTCATACGACTTTTCGAACGTATTTTTTCGTCGACCAAAGAAATCGGAATATTTCATTTTCTATGATTACAAACTGAAATATTTATATTTATTTACATTCATATTTATTTACATTCATATTTATCCACATTCAATTATAGTTTCAAATCCTCGCCCATGACTCCGGGAACATGTCTCGTGTATCATGCGATACGCCTGGGCCGAACCATACACTAGGGTAACACACGACCTTCTCTGGATTCGCATTGAAATATGCACCCCACCAACTAAACGTGCTATTCGCGATGATATTGTGGTCGCACACACTCATTAAAAGCATCTGCTGCCAGTCCGCGATAGTATCACGCACGAAATGAAACTGGATATCATGCGGCAAACACGCGCATCGTTGTGTTAGTTCCGATACGGTTTGTGTTACAATATCTTTATCGCATGGCTCGTAAAATACAAGGAACGTATACGCCCCCGTCCCCCTACTTGTAACCCCGACCATATGTTGTATTGCACGATAATAATAGTCGATTGATGCGATTGGATGAATGTGTAGATTTTGTACAGAGTCGCCGATTCGGAAATGTAGACACACGAGTGTGCGTTTGTTACCCCCACCCCCACCCCCGCCCCCACCCCCGCCCCCGCCACCGTGATTCAAGTAATCGTTTCCATACATTTGTTTCACCCAGGTTTGCTGTTGTCGTAATTGTATAATATCGCACACTTCCGCATATTTGTCTTCGAAATACCGGTGACTCTGAAAATAACCATGAAAGCGAAGCGGTTTCGGGTATTTCACCGTCTCGGTGGGCGTGGGTGTGTAATGAAATCCGATTTCATCCCATCGCGGCAATGATTCAAACATTCGGTCATTCACATGATTTGACGGGATGAGATACTTTCTCAATCCACGTAACATGGTGGACCAACATGTATAACGTGGATGTCCGGGGTTTCCCGGTAACTGGTCATGATGCATGAAAAAGAATGTGTCCCCATTCCGAAGTGCCGTCGCAACCGTCATAAATATTTGGAATAATTGGTTTCCCAACCCGCCCATAATGGTGGCTGTTATCATCCAGTCTCCTCGTATAATACTACAGTATCTTGTAGAAAATAGGGTTCACTTTTTAAGTTCGTTATTCTGGCGTAAATGGGTATAAATAAAATATATTATTCTATTATTATTACGCGTCTCTACGATACATCATTATATACAGTCAGTCAGTGCGTGCATGCGATGTTGCGAAAATTTTCAGATATAAAACACGCCATCTATATCAATTTGGATTCGCGAAATGACCGTCGTGAACTCTTTGAAAAACAGTTCGAGGAACTTACTGCGCGCTATCCCGGGGATTTCAAATTTACGCCAGTCCCGCGATTTTCTGCAATCAAAGACGACGTGAATGGCGCAATTGGTTGCACAAAGAGTCATATCGAGTGTTTACGAACTGCGAAAAATAACGGGTGGGACCATATTCTTATATTTGAAGATGATGCGTTACTCATTCACCCGGAAGTACTCGTGCATCAAGTATCGTCATTTCTTTCACGGTTCAACAATGATGACTGGGATGTGGTTTTATTCTCTGGCAACAATTATCCCCCATTTAAAATTGAACCGCCTGACTGTTTTCGTATATCCAGTTGTAACACAACTGGGTGTTACCTCGTATGCAGTCGTTATTATGATAAACTGATTCATAATTTCGAAGAAGGTCTCCAGGCACTTATCGCGAATCCGGGAAATCTGACGGCATATGCATGTGACGCATACTGGAAACGTCTTCAGTGTGAAGACCGATGGTATTTAATTACACCGGTATGCGTAATACAGCGCGCAGGATATAGCGACATTGAAAAAAGGAATGTAGATTACGAAAAGCTAATGACTGACCTTGTAAAAAATAAAAAACGTACTACTACTACTAAACCAATGTTGTTTGACTGATGTAATACATCGGTGATATTATGCATCCGTTAAATAGTGGTCAACCACCCACCACCCGAAATCACGGTCACTTGGATAATGAAGACCTGCCATAATCCGTATATTTGCGCACTTGGTGGCGGCTTCCATCAACGCCTGTGTCTTCGCCGGGAATCTGCGCGCCAGTATTTTCGCTAAATAATACGTCTGAACTGCGTGACCGGACGGATAAGCGGGTGTGTCCCCTGACTCTGACCGTAATAATGTACCATTTGTTTCATTGATAAGTTCTGGTGCAATTTTAGCTGGTCGAGCGCGGTTGTATAACCATTTTAACGACTTAATCACGAACATGACACGAGTATTCGTCATAATCCGGTCCATTTCGACCGTCGTCATTTCATCAGATGTAATAATGGATGTAAATGCGGCGGCGACATTCATATCCGTCATTCGAAAGAATGCAATGTCACTCGGCATTCGTTTCATGATGTATTCGGTCACCACTGTATGAATTTCGGAACGGCTATCCGGGAATGCAATGCCTACACTTGGTATTGTTAGGTTGAATGATGGATACCACCAATAATAGCGTTTTTGTTGAACGAGAAGAACCAGAACATACACAATACCTAACACTATGAAGATTCTAAAACGGTCCGGGTCGCGTTCGACAATATGATAATAATACGAGTTGAATCGTTCGCGATATTCGGAGACGGCGCCACTTTCCTTTTTAGGTGGAGGTACGCCTAACCATGTTCGAACCTCATGTAGTCCTGGTAATACAACCATACTTCTTTAATATATACTACTGAAGCATATATTATAGTAAACTGGTCTATCCGGTGTATCCGGTCTATCTAGTCATTTAGACACGAAGAGGTGTGGGGAATCCGACGAGGTTGGCGCCGATACCGAATCCAGCACCGGTTCTAGCGCTAACGGCCAAACTGGGGACATAGGTATCAAGGATACTGAAGGTGGCGGCGGCAGTGAGAGCGATGAGTGCCACTTCGTCAAACGACAAACTGCGTTTAGGGATGGCGTATGCCGCAATAGCGACCATAACACCCTCAACAAGGTACTTAATGGTTCTCTTAACGAGTTCACCTAAATCAAAAACTCCGGACATTTGAGTATTTATTATAAATAATGATAAGAAATTAAAATGGAATGAAATGGAATGAAATGGAATGGAATCGAATGGAATGAAATGGAATGGAATAGAATGGAATCGAATGCGTAAAATACTTAAATAAAGTATACCTTAGTATATTATAAATCGAAGGGTTTCAGTTCACGATGTCAGTTCCCCCTCCTCCTTCCGGCGTTGAATTAAAGAACACAAGTTCCGGTGATGTGAATCCTAAATATATTGACTTGTTAGAGGAAGATAAACCGATTGCTGGTCAGAAGTTCGCATGTCTATCTTTCGTATCTCCAGAATCCATTTTGAAGCAGAAAGACCATTTCTTTTTTGAAAAGTTTCTCCATTATTGGGATTATCAAAAGTCCATGGAGAAGTTCGTACAATTCCTTAACTTTGTATCCTTCAAGTATCATATCAATTTTGAGAAGGTATCGGCCGACTTTCAAGAGTTTGCTAAAGAAGAGAAAGAAACCCTGCAAAAGACGAATATCTACGACGAATACAAGACATTCCTAGACAAGCACGAGGACGACCTAGAAAATGAGTTCAACGAGAAGCATAATTTCCAGACCTCTGTGCGCGGTCTAAAGGTCCGTGGTGTGTTTGGTTCGCAGAAGGAGGCCGAGTTGCGTTGTCAGATGTTGCGCGAGGTGGACCCCAATCACGACGTCTTCGTCGGTCCTGTCGGCATGTGGGTGCCATTTCATCCTGATGCATACAAGACTGGGCGCGTGGAGTACATGGAGGAGACCTTGAACCAGTTGATGGCAGAGAAGAAGAAGAACGAGGAGCAGGCCAAGACTGAGTTCGATAAGCGTGTCAAGGAGACGAAGGCGAAGGCGATTCAGGAGAATATCAAGCTGGCCAAGGAAAGCGGGAACAAACTCACGCAGATGTTGGCGAAGGATGGTGAGACGTTGGTGGATGCAAAGCCGAAGGACCTCGCGAGCAGTGACGCGAGCGAGAGTGTCGGTGGAGGTATCTGGAATGCGGGAGACGAGACTGCTTCTGTGACCATGACGGTGGAAGAGATGCGCAAGGAACTCTTTGAGAGCGAGGACGTCGTCATGGATAAGAATACTGACCATGGATTGTCGCGGTTGACGGGGGCGGGAGACGCTGCGGGGGCGGCAGAATAAGTATTTTAATATTTCTAAATGAAAACAATAGTCATTATTACTACTGTCGAATACAGTAATAATAATGTTATATACGCTACGCTACGCTAAAGTTTTTCATCTACCATTTCTTGGTAAATGTAACGTTGGCATTCCAACCACTCGACTGGCTGTAGCCACCACCAAAACTAAGAGACGAGTTCTTTGCTTCAGCAACAGATGAGGCAGAAAAATCGGTAGAAGACATCGTCTTCGGAATCGTAAGTTGGAGAGTTCTCATTGAAGAATGAAGAATGAATTATATTATAAGATAAGATAATATTATTTATTCTAATTCAAAGATTAAATTGTTTATTACGATGTATACGAGAGTGTCTAGACTCTAGACCGCTACACAGTAATAATAATCATTGAAGACTGTTTTGTCTTTGACACTGCGGCTCATTTTGGCGGTGGAAAAGCCTTCGGATTCCGAGGCTTTCGCGATGGTGCTCCACGTTTTGAGGACTTGATTGGAACCTACTAACCTCTTTTCCACCTTCTTGCCTGTGGTTGAAAGTTGGACGCCGATGATGGGATTTGCGCCTTGTTCTTGGATGACGGACTGTTTCAATTCGGTATAACTTTGACGTAAACCCACTCCATAATAGCCTTCGTTACTTGTGTTTTCCGACCAAATCGTGGCTTTCAGTGTGTTTTTGCACGCATTCAAATACGTCTTCAGGTTCTTCATGTCGTTTTCGCTTGGGGTCTGTCCCACAGAGATTTTCCATTGCTGATACTCTTTCAGAAGTGTAGAATTCAGAATTTTGCCACGGTCGGAGAATTGGCAGCACTGGAATATAAATGTCTCAACACTGAACTGTGCTGGATTTTCGGCCTCGGTTGCGACGACCTTCTTATATTCAATTGTGTTCAGTTTGACACCCTGATAACAGTGTACTCCGTGGAGTCTTACTTGCTTGAACCTGACGTCCATATAATGCTTCAATGCGTGGAATGTATCCTTCGCAGGCTTTGTTTGAGACCATAAACGAAACCGGCCTTCGATATTGACGGATTCTTCATCTACATCGGGACGCACAATACAGCATTTCGTGACGAATTCGTTGAACCGTTGATTGAGTTCATCCCCTGGGATGAGGGCGTGTGCGAACGGAGACGCATTATCTTTCGCAGCGACTTCAATCAGTTGCGACTGTTGTGCGGTCTTCTCTTTGAGTTCATTATTGGCAAGGGTGAGTTCGTGGATGGCCTTCTTTTTCGATTCGAGGTCACTGACAAGCTTCGCGTTCTCGGCCTCCAATTCTTGATTACGCTGAATAAGCCTGTTGAAGTTTTCCACATTGTACATTGTAGCGTGAATAATGTCTTCGATGTGCTTTGTAAGGCGGGCAATCGTGAAATTGGTGCTGTCATATGCGATGATTTCGGTTTTGTTTTTACCAGCGACCTCGATTGTCCTAATTTGGCGCTTGATTTTAGGGTGCGATTTAATATTGTTCTCGATTTGGACTTTGTTGGCGACGCGAAACGCACCTGCGAGTATGAAATTGGTGTATTTCTTATGATGGTCTGCGACACGGGCGGCGAGGTCGTTGGTGTGGCCGAATTTGATGAGTTTCTCGTTGTCGGCGTTGGTGTTGTCAATGGTGCCGAAATAAATACACTCGGTATTCAATGGAAATTGGCTGATAAGGGTTTTCTCTACGGCGCGTTTCTTTTCTTCTGTAAGGGTGATGGTGGCTTGGTTAAGGGTGGAGATGACTTCGTTCTTTTGTTCGAGTTGGGCGCGGAGTTCGCTGGTTTCAGTATCAAGGATTTGGTGAAGGGTTTCCTCCATCTTCATATAATACTCGTGGATTTCACCTGCTTTCTTGGTCTGTGCTTTAAGACAGAGAAGTTTGAAGCATCGGATTGTGAGTTTGATAGTTTGTTTGTTGTGGCCGCCATGTTTTTTTGGTTTATCAGAACCGGATTTGTTTGGTGAGTGAGGTAGTTGGTCTTCATCGCTATCATCTGATGTGACAATTTTATAATCTACGCTGATTTTGAAATTGCTTTCAATCAATAATCTTGCGGCCACTTTTTGTGTGAATCCAAGCCATCTCCATACATCATCTAAATCAACCACAAAGTCAGTATTCTTATCATAATTGAGGTAACAATAAAAACTACTAACAAACAACTGTTGCTCGAATGTGCTGAAGTTTTCTTGAAGTTTCGCAATGAGAATGTTGTTATATTTTCGAGACAACCTTGTAATCGGATTTTTCTCGATGAGTTCGACGATATTGAGAGTATCGGAAGAGGCGGTGCAGGCAGAAGAAGCAGAGGACATCGTTATGAGCGTATGTTATACTATGTATATACGGATGTCTTTAAGTCGTTTTCAGATACACAAGCAAGATTATACAAGCAAGATTGTAATAATAATTATTACATAAAATTGAACTGAACTTAAACCGAATAGATTGATGATACGTTTTTACATCATGCCTGAATTCACACGCGATTTGGATGATTTGGTTTCTCATTTCAAGACACAGAAACATAATTTGAGACTACATTTAGAGAAGAACTACCGAGATAATATCCATTATATAAAATCACCACTTAAAGTGGTAGACGCTGCGAAAAAACAAAATGGAGGACAAAATCGAATCGTATATATGCTGACGGAAGAAGCATTTGAACTCTTCAAGAACTCGTTTAATTTCAGAAACAAATACCTTGTTGCTGCGTCAGAGCAAATACAAGTTGTCAAATTCCCAATGTGCATCGAAGGTCAGACCATCGGGTTTATTGAAAATGCGTATAGTGGCTTACGTGCTATGTCGCGTCAGTTTCAGATTGGAACTTATCGGGCTGACTTGTGCTTTACGGACGATTTGATTGTCGTGGAATGCGATGAATACGGACATCACGACAGGTCTGCCGCGGAGGAGATGGCGAGAGAAGAATTCATCAAGAATCAAGGTTACGCAATTATTCGCTACAATCCGAACGAAGCAGGGTTTGACTTATCGGATGTGTTGAATAGGATAAATAGGCGGTTGTTGTCGCTTTTATAAATCAAAAGCGGATTTTATAAAAGCGATGGGTCGGAATACGGTCGCTTTTACATTTGAAAAGCGATATTTATGAAAGCGATGGTGGAATCCGGTGGCGCTTTTATATAAAAAAGCGAAAAATCGGGTTAAAATGCTAATTTTGGCATCTTGCTTTGGACGCGCCCAAAGCAACTTTCCATCACCACTTACTCTTCTTGACATTAATCTTCGGTGCCTTACTGTTTTTCGCAGCATTAGGGTCATACGACTGTTCGCCTTCATCATCAGAACCGAGATTCTTCGATATTTCCCAGAACTCTTTACTGCCCAGCTTGAATGGCCCGTGCTGTTGTGCCTTATACCAGAAGATTTGGTCTTGTAATTTGTTCGATTTCGCGTTATTATTGATGACCAGGCACTCATAATTTTCAGTACACTGGTCCATGACCTGAGTAAAGCTCTCAAAAGTGGGGAACATACCAGCATAGTTGTCATAGATTCGCTTACGATTCGCAATATATGGCTCGCGGAGAATAAAAACGTAGTCGATATTCGTGCGGAGATTTGGAGGGATACCCAGGGGATATTGCATTGTGATGACTAACATGATTTTCCAATGACGCCCGTTCATGAAGAGGAGACGCATCATCACGTCCTTCGTCCATTTGTTATCATACAGACAATCATCCAAAACGACAAATGTACGAGGGTCAATGGATGATTTCTTGTATGTATCCATATCTTTTTTGACCTGCTTTAACACAGCTTTTTGGCGCTTGAGAATATTTTCTATGATTGCGGTGTTATACGCGTCATGGATGAATAGTTTTGGCACATGGGCTGCGAAGAATCCGTTACCTGCTTCTGTTCCTGAGATGACGGTTCCAATGGGGATATCTTGATGGTGAAACATAAGGTCCTGCACGAGGAAACTTTTGCCGGTATCACGACGTCCAATGAGAACGATTACTGGGCCCTTATTTTCATCGGGGCGAAAACTGATGGCCTTCATATCGAACTTGGCGAGTTCTAAATTCATGGTGATGTATGCACGGAGAATACCGATTGTATGTAATGTAATGTAATGGAATGTAATAAAAATGGAAAATATTATTTTTATGACATTTATACGAATGGAATCGAATGGAATGCCCGTTTAAATCGAATATAAAACTTCTAGGTATCAATCATATTACATTTAGGAACAAATATGTCATCTTCGCCTACGTCTACGCCGGCATCCACGGCATCCACGGCATCCACGGCATCCACGCCATCCACGGCATTTCAGCTTCATTACCGAAAACATAAATATACACCGGAGACAATTGAACCCGCATTATTGTATGATATCCAGAATTATATTCCGATTTACTCGCGATTCTTCGGTATCAATGAAACCAACTATAACGGAATCCAGTTGAATCAAAAGTATTATTTACAAAACATTATATCGCATCCATCGCAGATTATGGACAGTGGGCGTGACGACCGCGACGACCGCGACGACCGCGACGACCGCGACGACCGCGACACGAGTCGCTCTCTAAACCATTTGGAAACAATCATTGCTGACGACAATGGCAACACGAGTAATGTCCCTATATTTGTGAAGTATTCGCCATTATTGGACCCTATCCGATACCTCTCTGGAAAATATCAAGTTCAGGAGAATAAGACGCGCACTCTTCCTAAATACAATTCTACACTGGACGATTGTGAAGAGAAGATGTTGAATACAAACAATACGTCCTATGTTGATGGGTTCTTCTCGTATTTGACAAGTCGCGCACTTCATACCCATGGAGTCGTCCACGGAGTCGATTATTACGGTAGTTACCTCTGTAAACAACGCGAATTTTCCACGAATGTCTTCGACGACATCGATTATCTAGTCGGGTGCTCTTTTTTCAACAACTATGAAAACGACCTTTTTTCGATTGACTACTCCCAATTCGGAGATGATATTGAGGGCGGCGAACTCTCGGATGTCAATATGAATAAGATGATGAAGATTCGAAACAAAATGAAATCAATGATTGGACCAACCGGTCAAGACAGTTATCTACAAACCGACGATGATTATCATAATATGAAAAACCGTATCAACATATTGGACCATATTTCCGAGTCCGAGTCGGGGATATGCGACGATACGGTTACGATTGAACCTGTCTCCGTTGATGTGCTGGATACTGACACGATTGACCGTATTCAAAACGATACACGCGCAGACGCCCCCGAAGTCGTCGACGTAGTCGTAAATGATGATGATGAAACCGACGCGATTTCGAGTGTTGCATTACACCCCAAAAAACAAACAAGAGACCATGATGATATGAGTGATAGTGATTCATCCCAGTCAAACTCGTCGTATACTACAATGAGTAATGACGATGACGAGAACCACGACCACGATGACCTGAATCAACCGGATTCAATTCAAGTGGATGATACGTCATTCGATGGCAAGGGCAAGGGCAAGGGCGAGGGCGATGAGAGCGGGAGTGGTAGCGAAAGCGGCGGCGACGACTCCGGAAGCGGAAGCGGAAGCGGTGACGACACCGGCAGCGAGAGCGGAAGCGACAGCGACACCGGAAGTTATGACAGCGACGACGAACAAATCATTGTGAAAATCAAGGACTTTCCTATTCAAGCCATCCTCCTTGAAAAATGCGTAAGCACACTCGACCGTATTATGATGACTGATGAACTCACGAAAGAATAGTGGTCGTCGATTCTATTTCAAATCATTATGACGCTTGTCATGTATCAAAAAATGTTCGAGTTCACGCATAATGACCTTCATACCAATAATGTAATGTTCGTTGAAACGACCGAGGAGTTCCTTTATTATTTCTATGAAGACCAGTATTATAAGGTCCCAACATATGGCCGTATTTTCAAAATCATCGATTTCGGTCGTGCAATCTACAAATTCCGAGGCGAACTCATTTGTAGCGACAGTTTCCATCCCAAAGGCGACGCCGCTACGCAGTACAACTTCCCACCCTATTATAACCCCGACAAACCAACAGTTGAACCTAATTTCAGTTTCGATTTGTGCCGATTTGCATGCGCACTCTTCGATTATTTCATCTATGATTTGCGCAAGGTGGAAAAACTGTGCAAATCTGACCCGATTATCAAGCTGGTCGTAAAATGGACGACGGATGACAAGGGACGCAATGTGCTTTACAAATCAAATGGAGAAGAGAGGTACCCCGATTTTAAACTCTATAAGATGATTTCGCGCTCGGTGCATGGTCACATTCCATCGAACGAGATTCATAATCCACTTTTTGATACGTATAAGATTACGCATAAAAAATATAAGAAGCACGCGGCGTTGTCGGCGAAATTCCTGAAAGACGGTCGAAATACGCATATTCTTATGAATGTTGACACGCTGCCTAGTTATTCTGGCGGTTCTTCAGAATCATCGCCCGGTGTGCAGGAAGCCCATTCTTCGCAATAAACTCGATATTCCTCATGGTCCAGCCCATACTGCAACCAGAATGTCCGGTTTTCATATTGTCTCCAACAAGTGTAACAATGCTGTCATCGCCATAACTGAACTGGAAACCGCGGTCGGAAGGTGGGCTGTATTGTGAGAGGTACTTCCAAACATTGATTTCCTTGTTGCGGACCTCGGGTAATTGACCGACGTGAATAATCGAGCGCATTCCGTCGCGAATCATGTCTTCGGACCATTTGTCATTGAAATACGAGAGGTCGCATTGATTCACGGACTCCAAGGTAAGAGGCCAGTATTCTTCTTCATCAGCGGTGACTGGAGGACGTTCCATGTGAACGGAAACAGATTCAGGGGCGACGGCAGTAGCGGAAGCAGCGACGGTGTCGTCGATAGACATTACACGAATGAACGAGTCATGCATCCGATATAGCATAAACACAACATTTCAATTTTATGTTTATGGCGTGAAATATTAGTATTTGAACCGTTATTATCACTTAAAAAGTAATGTTCAAGTTATTTATTTATCGTCATTGTATATACGATGGCACGCGATACGATTAGAATCGAAGGCGTTACATATGATATAACCAATTTTAAGCATCCTGGTGGCAATATTATTCAGTACGCCAAGGATTCGCCGGATGCAACTGAGATATTTCGCGAGTTTCATCATCGGTCAGCGAAAGCAAGCAAGATTCTTCGTTCATTGCCGGTGTACAAGGACGGCGACGACGGCGCTGACGGCGCTACCGACACTGACACGCTGACAGAACGCCAGCAAGAAATGACAACGGACTTCCGAGAGATGCGATCGAACCTCGTCAATCAGGGTTGCTTTGAACCTGATTATATCCACGTCTATTTCCGTTTATTAGAACTCGCCTTTTACTTTGGTCTAGGAACATGGTTCGCTTCTTATAATATTTACGCATCCATTCTCTCGTTCATCGCATTTAAGACCCGCTGTGGCTGGGTTCAACACGAATGCGGGCATCTCAGTTTCACCGGTATCCGCCCGATTGACCGCGCAATCCAGACATTCGCAATGGGGTTCGGCGGCGGTGTAAGTTCGTCCGTATGGAACTCGATGCATCAGAAACATCATGCCACACCGCAAAAAATCAAGCATGATATCGACCTGGATACGACACCATTCGTCGCATTTTTCGACCGCGCATTTGAAGAGAATACGAACGGAAAAGCTGCTGCGCGATTTATGAATCGATGGTGGATGCGAATGCAGGCGTGGACATTTTTGCCCGTCGTCAACGGATTATTGGTTCATTTATTCTGGACATATTATCTTCACCCGAAGAAGGTCATCACGCGTTTAACTTCCGTCAAAACGACAACGGCGATAGTAGAAACCGCATTTGAGGCCGTATGTATGTCGGCGTCGCACATTGTATTACCGTATATATTTTATACAGGTAGCGCAGTGGACGGCGCAGGGTTCCTCTGGTGCTATTTTCTGTTGATGGTGACCAATTTCTGGAATTTCATCTACCTTTTCGGGCATTTTTCTCTATCGCATACATTTACGGATGTTATTCCGGAAGACAAACATCTTCTTTGGTTTGAGTATGCATTGGACCATACTGTGAATATTTCGACCAAATCTCCTTTGGTGACATGGATTATGGGATACCTCAATTTCCAGATTGAGCATCATCTGTTTCCTTCGATGCCGCAGTATAAGAATGCGGTTGCTGCGCCGTATGTTCGCGCGTTTTGCGAGAAATGGTCGCCTCATCTGAAATACACGGAGCATTCGTATAAGAATGCATGGTGGTTGATGTTGTCCAACTTGCA